GTTACTGGATTAATTGCTAATAAATTATCTAACGCTCATAAGATGCCGGCATTAGTCTTAGTAGAAAATAATGATGGAACATACTCTGGATCTGGTCGAGGATTTGAAAAGATTATAAAAGATTTTAGACAGTGGTGTTTAAAAACTGGATTATTTGAATTAGCTCAAGGACATAATAATGCTTTTGGTGTCGTGATCACAAAGGATAATCTAGAAAAATTAAAAACAAATATTGAATTTTTAAATGGAGAAGCCTTAGAAGAGGTTGTTTATGAAGTCGATAGAGTAATTACTAATGAGACAAACCTAAAAGAAGTAAAGCAAATGAATGACAATCAAGACATTTTTGGTGGAAAAGTAGGTAAACCAGTTTTTGGATATAAAGATTTGGTAATTACGCGAAACAGCCTAAACCAAAGAGGAACAGTTGTTACATTTTTCCATAAAGGATTAGAGTTTATTGCTTACAAACAAGAAGCAGGAATTATTGATGAACTAATCGAATCATTAGGATTCCAACAAGAAGTTATGGTTGATTTAATTGGTTCACCATCAAGAAACGAATGGAATGGAAGAGTAAAAGAGCAAATCGTGTTAGAAGATTATTTCATTACAAAAGACTTCATTATTGAAGAAAGTGATCAGTATTTAGATTCCTCCGGAGCGTTAGTTTTCTAACGCTTTGGTTTACAAAAATACTAAAAATAAATATAATATATATATGAATGATAAAAAGAGAGGAAGATTATTATTAATATTGTTTTAGAGGGCGCTAAAGGATCAGGAAAGAGTACGATTGCAAAACATTTCATTAAAAAAGGTTATGAATATTTCCACTCGGATGAAAATACAAAAAATGATTTTATGTACCATGTAGATCTGGTAATGGATAAAAACAAGAGAGTTATTGATCGATTTTCAGTAGGAGAAATGATTTATCCAGTCTTATATGGAAGAAAAGGAAAACTAGAATGGTTTGACTTTGAATTAACAATGAGTGTTCCAAATACTTTTTATGTTATTTTATATTCTTCAAAAGATAATGAATTGTTCAATAGAATTAATTTAAGATCAGAAGAGAAAGATATTGATCTAAATTATGATTTGGTAGAAAAATCAAATAAACTATTTGAATTTATTGGAAAGACAGTAGAAAATAAAAATGTATTAGTTTTTGATATTACAAAAATTTCAAGTAAGGAAATTATTAGTAAATTAGAAGAATTAGAGGAGTTAGCAGCTTGATAAATAGTGGATATTTTTTAGGAATTAATGATGCATGGGCAAATCTAGTTAGTAATATTTTACGAAGAGGACAAAAAGTTGGAAATACTTTAGAACTAAGTAATATTTCTTTTACAATTACTGATATTAATAAGAATGTACTAACTACAAGAGAAAACTTCTCCCTGAGTTATTACTTAGGCGAAACAATATGGTATGGTGCTGGAAAAAATGACGTTGAATTTATTTCAAGATTTGGAAAAATTTGGAAACAATTAACAGATGATGGATTAACAAACAATTCTGCTTATGGCTACATTTTACAAACAAAACACGGATTTAATCAGATTGAAAAAATAATTGAACTTTTGAAAAAAGATCCAAACTCAAGACGAGCAGTCATGAATATCAATATTCCAAATGAAAATGTAATTGAAACAAAAGATGAGATGTGTACAATTGCTCTTCAATTATTACTTAGAGATGGAAAATTAAATGCGACAACCTTAATGAGGTCAAATGATTTATCTACTGGGACACCCTACGACGTGTTCTACTTTACAGAAATTCAAAAATATATTGCAAATAAACTAGAAGTGAATTATGGAACGTATTCCCACTTTGTAACATCTTTACATATCTATGATAGAGATTTAGAAAAAATGGAAAAATCACTTCAAAATGAGCCTAAAAAAATTAAAATTAATGGACAGAAACTACTTCTAAACTCATCATACCTATACAATAAATTAAAACCACTAAACCGCAAAGAAACAAGAGAAAAAATCGTTGATTTTTGTAGAGAGTTGGATATTGTTGAATAATTATAGTGTCTACTCTCACTGGCTAGATGGTAAATGTATATATGTTGGTAGTGGCAACAAAGATAGACCGTTCAACTTTAAGAGAAATAAGAAATATAACGAGCTAACTAAAGATAGAAAAAGTGATATAATTGTAAAAGTTTACTATAACGATTTATCAAAAAAAGACTCTCTAATAAAAGAAAACAGAATAGCTGAAGAGTTAATGAAAAAATATGATTTAGCATTGTATAGAAATGGAACAAAATGGAATGAAAAAGGAAAGAAAAAATTTCAAAAAGAGAATAATGGAATGTATGGAAAACTTCAATCAGAAGAATCAAAGAAAAAAATAAGTGAGGCCATGTCTGGAGAAAAACATCCAATGTATGGAAAAGGATACAAAGTTAAGGGTGAAAAAAATGGTATGTTTGGATTAAAAGGAAAAGATAGTCCAAACTATGGAGCAAAGTCTGGAGCTGCAGTAAAAATAAGTGTAATAAACAATGAAAATGGCGAGATCATTAAAACTTTTGGATATATTGGAGAAGCTGCAGAGTTCTATAAATCAAGTTTTTGCAGAGCAACCATTAGTAGAAGTGTAAAAGGAGAAGATCCCAAAATATTAAGAAAAATAGGTATACATTTTAAAAAATGTAGTGATTAAATATTATTTAGTTTACAAAAACTAACTAATCTTATATAATACATATATAAATAAAAACAAAGGAGAAAACAATTTGAGGATTAAATTATTAGATTTTGGATATGAGGAAAAACCTAAGCGACAACATTATAACGACTCCGGAAGTGACGTCTATTCAACAATTAGTTGTCAATTATCACCTGGACAAACAAGAAAAATTCCATTAGGATTTGGACTTGATCTTCCAGATGGATTAATGGCAATTATGATGCCAAGAAGCGGACATGCAAACAAAGGAATTATTTCTCAAGTGGCCCCAGCTGATTCGGGTTATAAAGGCGAATTACATGCTATTGTAACAAACACAAATCAAACAAATACAGTGAAAATTGAAAAAGGAGAAAGAGTAGCTCAATTGGTTATTGTTCCAATCATCTTGGCTGAATTTGAAGAAGAGTTAGGAAAAGAAAGAGGAGTCGGAGCTTTCGGATCTACAGGTAAATAGATGTTTAATGCTTATAATTATTTGGCAGTTGTCGACAGAATTATTGATGGTGATACAATTGTAATAACTGTCGACACCGGCTTTTATTTAAAATACAAAACGCAAGTAAGATTATTGAGAGTGAATGCTCCAGAAACTAGAGGAGCTTCCAGAGAAAAAGGATTAGAAACAAAAGAATTTTTATCAAAAACTATTCCAGTTGGCTCCACAATCTATATTCATACTGAAAAAGATGATGCTTTTGGAAGATGGCTAGCTGAGATTTATTATATAGACAAAACCGGAAAAGCTATTAACTTAAATGACGAATTATTGAAAAATGGACTTGCTTGTCCATATATTTAATTCAATTTAGTTATAAATATAAATATATTAACATAATAAAATAATAAATATGATCAGGAGATATTATAAAATGAAAATTTTATTAATGAACATCGCTAACAATGTTACCAACTTTAAAACAACACCATCTGGAGAAACTATCTATCTAAAAAAGACTTTAGAAATGATGGGCCATGATGCAACTATTGTTTCAAATAAAAATGGCGAGTTCACAACAAGCTTTGAAGACATTGAAGAAATTAATAAATTCGATCGAGTTTTAGTTATTCCAGCAGCTCTAAATTTCTTTGGCGGAGTTGAAAGTCCCACAATTATTAATAATTATAAAATGCTAGCAAAATGGAAAGGCAATCCAATCTTAGTATTTCAAACAGATGCTCGACTACCATTTAGACAACTTTGGCCAGCCATTCAAAATCGAGGTTGGGGTTATGAAAAAGAAGATGTTTGGATCAATAGTAAAATTAGAATTGTTGCTCAATCTAGAAATATTGAAGAAGTTATGGACCAATATAAAGCTAATGAGTTTTCTGGAATTTATGCCGGCCACTTCCCAATTGATCAATATATTGCAATTATGGAAATGAAAAAAGTTTTAAAAAAGCAGCTAAAGAATGTGACTTAATTTATGGAGGATCATTTCGAGCAGGAAATAGAAAAGAAAAAATGATTGAATA